TGCAGAACTTTGCGACATTCGCCAAACGTGCAGATACCGAAGATCCGTTTGATGCGTTGGAGAAGTATTACGACGGGATACCAGACAAAGATCTGGATAACGATTTCGGGATAGAACGGATCCAGCGGGACATGGGCGGGTTTGCCGGCTATTGAAGCGATGAAGCGCATTCTCAATCTCGGTGCTGGTGTATGATAAACATTCTAAATCAGCCTATTGAGCGGCCAGATTTTACCGCGAGAACGTATAACGTTCTGTACATGTACGAAATTGATACAGTGGGAGATCTCGCTGCCAAGCGGGAGAGGGATTTGCGAAAGCTACGTAATTGCGGTCGCAAAACAATCAATGAGATACGATGTTTCCTCAAAGATCGCGGGCTTGATTTGATGGATCCTGATCCTCGTCCAGAATCAATTATGGAACTTAGAGCCAAAGTGGCTTTTTTGGAAGCAAGGAATCGGGAACTTCAAGCTGAGTTGGATAGGCTTCGCGAGTGGTAAAGGTAGCCCGGTCATCCCACTCGGGAGCCGGGCGTTACCGTAAGCAGACAATTACTTTATTCGTGAGACCGCGGCACGTAGCGACGACTCGCGGTATTTCATGCTCGACTTTCCGAGCAAAAGTCAATTTCAAAACATTTTTGCTCGACTTTTTTCCCTCTGAGGCATAAACGCACTCAAAAGCATTCAACCGCATTGAGTAGCATTCACCCCTATGAGCGATAGACCTTCTCCTCCCGAGGCAACCGAACAAGCGGCCGTCTTTACGCCGGCTTCAACCGTTGATGAACTGATCAAAGCGGCTTATTTCGTTGCTGCCGGCATCGATGCGCCTGTGGTCGATGCGATCAGCCAACATCAGTTGAACCTGCATTATCCGGCTGACGGCAGCCTGGTCAGTGTTCGTGTTGAGGCCAGGCCAGGCGCCTGGGGTGGCGTCGGGCCGCATGGGACGCCTGAAGACGAGACTGCACGCAACGAGCATTACGATGCCATGGCAGCGGCTGCAGCGCCGCCGGTTGAACCGCTAGCCCGGCAGGAAGCGCACGATGACGCGCACGCTCGCGAGGACTCTAAACCGGGGCAACCGTCGGAAGTGCCTAATCCAAATCCGACCTGGGAAGTGCAAAGGCAATGAACGGCGACGAGCAACCGCCGCCGCAGGAGCTCAACTGGGGTTCGACCTTGGCTGATTTTCTGGGGGCTTCTTATAATTTCAGCGAGGAACTAGTTGATCCGGCTAAACCGCCACGGTTCATCCGAATGTACGGCGACCGGTGGCAAGTCAATTGGCAAGAGTCAGGGATTAGCGATCCTGAGGCGCAAACTGTCGTCGATATCTATATCACCGTCCGCCCGGTCGCACCGGCCCAGATTTGGATCAAGGTTTAAAACCATGGCTACAACTGGCACTGCTCTTGAACGCGCTTCGTTTGCTAATCAGGCGGGTGGACGGGTCAACCTAACTCTCGTTTCCACTGCTGGTGTGGCGGTCGGTGATACGATGACCGTGACTACACCCAGCGGCGCAACACTGGCTGGAACGGTCAAAAAGTTCATCGGTTCAACCGGTTTGAAGTTGGGGGTTACGGTGGTCAGTAAACCGTCTGGCCTTCTTCTGTTGCCTAAAGGCAGCGCTGTAAGTTGATGTACGCTGAGTTGCCAACGAGATTTAAGGAACGTATTTGCATTGAGCCAAATACGGATTGCTGGTTTTGGACAGGTTCAAACTCGTGGGTATCAGGTGGGTATGGTCAAACGACCCTGAATGGAAAAACGATCGGCGCGCATCGTGCCGTTTATGAGCAAGTCTATGGTTTGATTGCGGACGGACTCGAGCTTGACCATTTATGCCAAATACCGTCTTGCGTGAATCCGAGTCATTTGGAACCAGTTCCTCACAAGATAAACTTGCAACGAGGTGGTCAAGCTCGGCGTGCTAGAACTACAGAATGCAAGCGAGGCCATGCTTTTACTTCTGATAATTCGATCTTGAAACCTGATGGCCGCAAGCAGTGTCGGACTTGCACGAATATCGGGCGCAGCGAATTAAGAAAGCGGCGAGTCTTTTCGATTGCCGCAGGCGAGATAACGCCAACTCTGCGCAAGACTCATTGTCCCGCTGGCCATGCTTACGACGAAGCAAATACGCGCATGACGCGAAACGGAAACTTTATCTGTCGGACTTGCCATCGAGAAAGGGAACGAAGGCATGTCTGACGATAACGACCTATATGAGACAATTTGCGAGGATCTCCGCGATCGTCAGGCTTATGAAGCTCGTTTGATACTCTGGACCAGAATGAGAAACCAGGGAGTGAAGCGTATGCGCAAGCCCTGGGCGGGAGCTAGTGACATGCATGTTCCCATAGGTGATACGATCATCAACAAGCTGAAAGCCTATTACGTCCAATGGATCTTCGGGCCTGAACTCTTGGCCTCGTTCTACAGTCTTGATGATCAGGGAGACAGCTACACGGACAGTGTCGCGCAATGGTTCGATTATCAGGTCAGGGAATGCAGCAATTTTCCGAATGCGGCAATCTACGCGATTGATAACCTGCTCCAGAACGGGATGGGATTCTTGAAACCGTACTGGGACTCGAACAAAGGCCGGTTGGCGTTTGCTAGCATCCATCCCTACTTCGTGATTGTTCCGCCCTGGACCCAAGAGTTAGCTGATGCTGATCGGGTGGTGCATGTGATGCATATGAGTGAGGACGATTACGTGCGGAGCGCTGAAGTGCGCGGGTACAATACGGACGAAACGTTTGTCGAATCGATCAAAGGCGAAGGTAAACCGGACCAGAAATATGAGCAGCAACGCTATGTGGCTGAAGGGCTCAGTTATACCCGGCTCAAAGATCTGATCATTCTGTGGGAAGTGTACGTTCGCGGCAGTGACGGTCAGATTACGGTCGAGACATTCAGTCCGTTGCAACCGGATGAGCCGGCTCGCAGCCCGTTCAAACTGCCGTATCAGCACAAGCAGATTCCGATTGTTCAACTCCCCTACGAGTTATTGGATCCGAGTTTTTATTCGTCCCGAGGCGTGATGGAGTTGGTGCAGATGTATGAAGCGTCTGCCTGCAAGATGTGGAATGAGAAACTTGATTTCATGTCGATCGCTAATCGGCCTGTATTGAGCACGCAAGGTGGGAGTATTAATGCGCAGAACATCCGGTGGGAACCAGGCGCGGTATATGATTCGGTACTCCAACTGGTGCAACAGCCGCCGCCGCCGGTCGATTTCGATCAGGAAATCCAAAGCAATCGCAGCTTCGCGGAACAGAGAGTTGGGATACCGGATTTCGGAATTGGCGATCAAGCCGATAGTCAAGGGCAGAACAAGACGGCGACCGAGACGAATGCCATCACTCAAGTGATGCAGCAGAGCAATGATCTGCGGGCGCGGGTGACCAAGAACTCGATTACGTTAGTCTTCGAACAAGCTTGGTCGATTCTGCGCCAGTATAAGAAAGACGATCTCGATTATTTTTGGCGTAACGAGCGGATCACGCTTGAGGATGCTGCGCTTGATAATGCTTATGTCCTGAGGCCTAACGGTAGCGTTGACGGATATTCGAGGGAAAAAGAGACGCAGAAATTGATGCAGTTGCGGCAGATGGCCGCGGCATCGCCGGCACCGTGGATTAAGCTGTGGGAGATCGATCGCAAGATCATTGAGTTGGTTGACGCACAATGGATCGATCAGGTTTATCAAGAACCGCAAGACGCGCAGGCCGATCAACAATTTCAGCAAGCGATCGAGAACTCGGTAATGATTGACGGTTTCTTGCCGCCGGTATTGCCGACGGACGATCACGTCACGCATTTGACGATCATGGAAGGCTTTATCGGCTGGACCCAGACACCGACTAACGGTGTCCAGATCGGGCAAACGGTGATGCCAACATTTTTGCAGCACGGGATGAATCATGTCGAGGCAGCTAGGCAAGATCCGGCTTACATGAAGCAGTACGGGCCGCAGATTGCGCAGTTTGCCAACAAGATTGCAGCGACCCAGAAACAGATGCAGCAAGCGCAAGTTGCGGCGCAACAGGCCCAGACAGCGATGGGCAATTTGCGTGGCGGAATGAAGCCGCCAATGCCGATGAATGGTGCGCCACAGATGCCGCCTGGAGCTGGCGCGCCTGCTGCGCCGCCAAGCCCGCCAACGCCTGGAATGCCGGCCGGTAACGGGCCGCAAATGCCGCCGGGCGGACTGCCACAGAACCCAGTCAACGGGAGTGTGCCGCATCCATGAACGCCTGGTTAAAATTGATTCTTTGGCACCTGTTATCTGCGCCGATCTTGCGTGCGGTCAACTGGACCGATGACGAGCGCAAACAATTTGAAGCTTTTTACAACTCTTCCTGTGGTAGGAAACTTTTCGAACTCCTGCGCCAAACCGTAGCTTCAGCGACTTTCAACGCCGTTTACCACGATAAGGTGAGCGCCAACGCCCGAGCACGTGGCATGCAGGATCTCTATGCTCTGATCCATCGTTTACGGAGTTTTCCGCCTGGCGCGGAGAGCGTATTCCCGGATGAGGATATCGAGCCTTTACCGTCGCAACGAGGCGCTATTGATGGCAGGCGCTTTGGGTTAAGCGGCGGCAATTCGGCCATCGGTTAGTGTGTTATGTCAGATGATATCCAAACAGTTTCTTCTCCCGAGGCGCCGAGCGAATCGTTTGGCGATACGCCCTCGACGGAGAGCACTGAGACGACGCCAGAAACTAACGGCGCAGAGCCAAACGGCGATCAGGTTAAAGACGATAAACCGCAGAGCTTTCAGCAAA